CGAAAGCTCTTGGTCACAGGGATGCGAACGCAACGGCAAGCGATGTGCCGGGGAGTCTTCGGGCCTTTGCCGATCTCGAATTCCTTGCGGTCCAGAGACTGGCACGAGAGACAGGTCCTCGTGTCGAGTGTGGCGGCCCACATCTCCTTGGCGATGACGTTCCTGTTCGCCTCGTAGACCTTCTCCCTCGCCACAGATGCCGTATGCGCGACAGCGGTGCGAACCATCGCCTCTGCACCGCGCCGGCCGATTTCCATGATCCCGTCACGGTATTTCTGGGCGCGTGTGCCGCGAATGCGGCGGACGATCTGATCCACCGTCTCGCCCTCGACCATCCCGAGCCTGATGGCGTCCCTGACGCGCCGTGCACGTCCCTGCTCCAGTTCCGACAGCCAGTCCTTGAGGAGCTTGCCCTGAAACGGGCGTGCCGTAACGATCGCCTCCAACTGCTCGACGCTTGGCGTTACGATGTCGATCTCGACCGGGATCGCCCGCGACAAGAGGTTCTGCTGAAATGATGCTTCATAGGCGGCGATCTCTCGCAGCTCCTTTCGGAGTTCCCTGCCAAGGATGACATGAGCATCGCGATTGATGCGCCGTATCGCCTCCAGCAGCTTCTCCAACCGCTTTGAGGTGAATGACCCTTCCAGTGTCGCGCCACGGGCTGATAGCTTGGCGACAATCTCGGCATCCGCCTTGTTCAGGATCGGAATCAGCTTGAGAAGCACCGAAGTGCTCAGGCGCTGAATGCCGATCTGATGGCGGATTTCCAGATCGAGGATCGTTTCGTTGACAGTCGGCATTCACATCGCCTGCGCGACGATCCAGGCAGCCGCCACGATGGCGATAGGCCAGCGCAGGGCCAGAAGCAGCAGCACGAGCCCGGCAAAGAGAGTGGCGACGACAAGGCCGACAAAAGCCAAGGCCGTCTCAAGGAAATAGATCACGCCGCCACCTCTTCGTCTTCCTCGTCCTCGCGCCCGATCATGCCAAGGGCCGCACCCTCTTCCTCGATCCTGGCGNCCTCTTCCTCGGGCTCGAAGTCGTCCATGAGGACGCCGCGACGAACCATCTCTTTCCAGAACGTCTTGCGACTGATCAAGCCGGCGTTCACCGAGGCAAGCAGCGCATTGATGTCCGCCGCGTCCCGCATCGAGATCCCGAAATCGGTATTGACGGTGAGCGAGCCGCCCGCATCTTCACCGAGCCCGTCATATTGGGCCATGTACTGGAAGCAGCGTTCCAGGGCGTCCTTCAAATTGTCGGCCATCATGGCAAGCGGCGCTGTCATGGCGGCTTCGTCAATGGCCCTGCCCGTCGCCGTCTGCTCGCCCGGCTTCGGGATCAGAAGCTCCAACCCCAGCGTCTGCATCTGGAATTCGAGGTCTTTCAGATCCTCGCGCCCGGAACCGATGGCGGCNCCGGAATGCTCAACAATCTTGAGATCGGCATGCTCCGAAGACGCATACAGGAACGAATTCGGCCCNATGGTGATGGCTTCCTCGTCATTGAAGCCCTTGCCGAACCACATCGGAACGCGGGCGACATGCAAAATGTTGCGCTGGTCGCTCGACGACTGCCAGTGAGCCAGGTTGACATAGGCGAGGTCTTCAAGCGGCGGCTCGCCCGTCATGAAGCCGGTGCGGTTGATGTAGACCGGGACGAGCGTGATCTCCCTCAGGCTCGTCATGCCCTCGTCAATGACAACCCATTCGCCCTGCTCGCGCTGTGTCTGCTGAAACTCGAAGAGACGCCAGAGAACGCCGCTTTCGGTGCGATCGAAGACGCGGACGCGCTCGACGGTCTTTTCCGCGAACTCGTCTTCGGGATTGTCCACCGTCGCTAGCTCGTAGATGCGGGCCTGCGTCAGCACCTCGCGCCCGTTGATCGTGGCCGACTTCCAGCCGATCAGGTTCTCAGCCTTGACATGGACGAGATACGGACGCCGGCCCATCTCGATGTCATCGCGCCTCGTCGCGTTGGGCGTCTGAGGCGGCATCTCGACGAGGATGTAGGAGATGCCCGTCTGCAGGCCGTCATAGAAAACGTCATAGGCGAAGTTCGACAGATGACGGCCTGTCAGGTCGATGTTCTCGGCATAGACGCGAAGGCGCTCGGGGACATCATCGCCAAGCTGGACGGGCTTTGCGAAGACCTTGCCCGCCATATCCTTGACGGTCTTCCGGAAACCGTTGAAGAGCGTCGAGCGATCCAGCCTGATCTGGTACGCCCTTTCGCTCTCCGCCGGCTCCTGGGGCAGATACAGCTTGCCTGCCGCCCGCATGGCGGCCGTCCCGCCCATGAGAGTGCGGGGAAGACGCCATTTCTCACTGCACTTCTGGTAGAGATCAGAAGGTGTAGCGACAGTGCTTGTCATATCAGAAGCTCGCGAGATTTGACGATCCGGGGCTCAAGCATCAGCTCCGTGATGGCCCAGACAAGAGCATCGAGCCGGTCAGGCGAAGGCAGCCCCGAGAGCGGTTCCCATGTGACAAGCTGGTCCTCCAAATCGGCCAGATTGCCGACATGGCGGATTCGCTTCTGCTCATAGAGAGCGGCGACAGGCTCTGCTCTGGCCGCCTTGCCTCGGCTCGCATGAACGATGGTGACAGGCGCCGAAGGCCATTCGGTCTGAATGGTGTGGCGGACCATTTCGCCGCCCTGATTGCCTTCAGCGACGATCCTGTCGGCATTCAGTTCGCGGAACAGCTTGATGGCCTTCTGGGCCCATCCTGCAGGAGAGTAACGTCCCGAGACATCCCGTAGGACATAGCCCATTCCATCATGGCCGAGGCCCGCAGCGACGATTCCCGTTTCGTCGCTCTCTTCCTTCGCGGTGATCGCGGGATCGACTGCAACCACGATCCGCTTCATTTCGGGAAGCTCGCCCTTGTAACGGGCGTCATCCAGCATCGCCCGCGTCCAGAGCGCACCTTCCGCCTCATCCAAAAGGTCGGCGTAAAGCTCCTGCCTGCCGAGCCGGGTTCCCTCGTAATCCGCCCTCACCTTGTTGAGGAAGGACGCGGCGAGGTTTGCCGCATTGTCGAACGTCGATCCCCTCGTGACGATGGTACGGGGATCTTCGACCAGCTCCCTGAGAAGCTTCACGGGCTTGGGTGTCGTCGTCACGCACACCCGGGGACGGCTGCCGAGGCGAAGACCGAACATCGCCATGTCCCACGTCTCGCGCAGATACTTCCACGCCGCAAGCTCGTCACACCACAGACATTCATGTTGCGGTCCGCGAAGTCGTTCCGGCTCCTCTGCCGAGAACAGGGTCGCAATCGCCCCGTTCGCCCATGTCAGGCGGCGCTTGGATGGCTCATACGTCGGGCGCCCGATCAAGTCGCCGCTATATGTCCTGTCACCTGCCCAGCAGACGGCGAGAAGTCCGCTCTCGCCTTCCACCATAACGTCGCGGGCGTCGGATGCCGTCGGCGCGATCAGCCCAAGACGGGACGCCCCGCGCTTGACCTGCTCACGTACCCACTCGGCTCCGGTGCGCGTCTTGCCGAAACCGCGGCCGGCAAGCACAAGCCATGTCTGCCAGTCGCCTGCAGGCTCGATCTGCTCGGGCCGGGCGAGAAAGTGCCAGTCGTGAAGAAGCTCTAAGCACTCCTCATCCGTCAGAGCCGCTAGCGCCGCTTCCCTTATCTCCTGCGGCAACGTGGCGAACGAGGAGAGATTTAAGCTTTGATTTCGCATCGGTGATCGAAATGTCGCCTGCTATGTCCGCCTCGATGCGATCCGTGAACAGTTTGTGATATTTCCCGAGCAGGCCCCACGCCGACACACGAGCCGCGTGAGAGCTTCCTTCGCCCTCCCGAGTGGCCTCCTTATAGAGGCCCCTGAGCACGTCCTGGGCCGTTATTTCGGCCTTTTCGGTGTGTTTTCTTGCGCCTTCCGCAATCGCCTTAGCAATGACAGGTTTTGACAAGTTTTCCGATGCAACCTGTCTTGCCGTCTTAGCGCTATATCCGGCGCGGATCGCGGCCTGCGTGGCGTTGAGGTCGATCAGATATTCTTCCACGAAGCGGCGCTGCTTATCCGTTAGCGCCATGTGTGCTTACCTTTCCGTGTCATCGCCTCGAAGCGATTCGAGGTATGCGCGCTTTCCGAAAAAGGCCCTGCTCGCGTTACAGAGCACTATCGTCTCCGGTAGTGGGCTGCCTTGTCTGTCGGCCTGGGCGGCTTGACGCCGCCCGGCTGACGTCTCCAAAGGGCACTGACGTCACAGGACTGTGGTTCCGCGCGCGAGTCCCTGAATCCGTATACCACGGAATTTTCGGGATCTGGGGGATATCCGAGTTTGTCCGGAGAATATCCGGAAAATGTCCGGAGTTTGTCCGCTAAAAAAAGCTTGACAGGTTTTCCACAGGGGCGCGGATTTCCAAGCTTCACCCCTCCCGCTTTTTCGCGGGTGACCTTTGAATTGGCTCCAGCCGTTCAGGGAGGTGTCGGGGCTTGGCATCGGGAGCCCGCCAGTAACTGGCGTAGGTCACCGACGATAGCGTTTCTGAGGCGCTATCTGCCTGATCTTCGGACACATGGTCAACGGGTATTGTCAACCGAACGGCAAACTGTCGGTTGAGATTGTTCGCAATTGTTTGACAAATCGAAGTGATCTTCCGCCGCAGGGTTCGGGAGTTGATGTTGTGTTCCTCCGCGAAGGATCGCAGGGAGCGGCGTGGGCTGACCTTTGCGATGGCCCAATACCAGAGCGTTGCCCTGTCGATGACGGGAAGGATCATGAGCCAGCCCAGCACGATTTCGTAGCGGGAGATGGCGCCTGGCGATGGCGTGCGGCGAAAACGGGCTTGGGAGTAGCCGTAGGCCTCCCGC